TGCAGCAGGTCTTGTCTGGTGTGAACGAACTGCTTGATCGGCGCGGCCAGGTCCAGGCGAAGGGTGACGTGGGCGCGGGTGTCATGCTTCGCCGTGAACCCGTTGCCCTTGCAGTCGATGCACCGCGCGTCGATCCTGCCGGCCTCGATCGCGTCGGCCAGCTCCCGCAGCGCCGCCGCCAGGTCTCGGTCCATCGCCGTCTGGATCTCGTCGGGCATAAAGGTGAAGCTCTCAAACATCCTCAGCCTCCTTGGTGGGCGGCGCATTCGTCTCGCTCATGAGAGTTGCCAGCGCCTCCGCTTTTTGCAGGGCCAAGATAGCTAGTTCCCCTGCCTTTGTCAGCTCACAGCGCAACCCGATTACATACTGGTTAGAGACGCAGAACGTCTCTTCCCCGCCTGCCCAGGACTCGGCAATCATCTCGTAGGTAGAAGGACGCAACGGCGCGTGCGGTTCGATGTTCTTGACCACTTCCCGCGCCGCTTCCATCTTTTGCTCAAAAGTAAACTGGCTCATCGTTGTCACCTCAACCAAAGACATTCGTATTCCGGGTTTTTGTAAAACTGATCGCTGGTCGACGCCACGATCGTACCGTCTGCGAGGGATTTGCCGATGCTCCAGATCCAATGATCGTTGGCCGCGTCGCAGTAGTCCACGCCTGGCTCGAAGGAGTTAAGAACAAACAGGCCGTCTCCAAGGGAGCGGCCTATCCGGTTCACGTCGATGCACTCGCCCAGGTCCAGCTTTTCGCGCATTCGCAGGTTCTTCATGCTTTACCTTCCTTCGTGGTGGCAGCGTCCCAAGTGGGATGGTAGGGCCGCTCGCTGATCTCGGGCCGGTTCAAACCTTCCTGTAGCAATCGCTCTATATCCTTCGGTTCAAGGTTTGCGCCTCCGATCTTCAAAATCTCCTGAGCGAGCCATACATGATCGGGCGCGTAAGCCAGGACCACGGATTTATCCGAAACCACAGCGAGACGACCCGCGCGCAGCCGTTCGATATTACCCGGCTCAAGAATGATGATCTTCGCGCCATTGCTTTGGAGATAGATCACTTCTCGACCTCCACATCCTCGCCCGTCGCCTCGCCGTCTTCCATGATGACGCTAACCTTGCCGCCCGTCTCCACGCGCTCGATCCACACCTGGAAGTTGTGCCCCTTGGCTGCGTCCGCGACGAGCTGGAGGCTGGTGTCGTCCAACAGGCTCCCATCGCTGATCCGCAGCACGCGCAGCTTGGGGTTGGCGGCCATGCCGATCGCCATGCTGACGCGGATCTGTTCGGCGTTCGATGCCTGGCTCAGCGGCAAGCCGCCATACACAACCTCACCGTTGGCGATGGAAAGCTTCTCGATGGGCATCTTGGCGCGCGCGATCGCCGCCTCGCGCTCCGTGTCGCGCTGCTTCATGCGCTGGTCGATCGCCGCCCACGCCTCGTCTGCCGCGTCCAGCTCCTTCTCCAGTTGGCGGTAGTAGGTGGCCGACTGGATGGCGCGGTTGGTCTCGTTCGCCCTGGTCAGCTCGGCGGCAACCTCGGCGGTGTCGATCTCCGTTCCGATCTCAAGTGCGGCATAGGCTTGCTGGGCTGCGTGGGCTGCCCCTTTCTTTTTGGGTTTTTCCGCCACGCTGTAAATCGTCTCGTGCCCGTCCAGCGCCTCGGCTGCCGCGATCATCTCCCTGATGGCCGTCCGCATCTTCGCGGCCTCGTCCAGAATGTCGTTATAGCTCTTGAGCGCATCAGCCTTCGCCTGTTTCTGCGCTGCAACCGCCGTGTTGTGCGTGGCCGCATTTTGCAGCTTGAGGGTTATCGCCGCCGTGTCGATCGCTTCCAGTGGCAAATCCGGGGCGGGAATGGCCATCGCAGACACGCGGTTCTTGAGCGAATCGACCAGCCGCCCAGCTTCGCGGCGCGCGTCATAGTCGGTCTTCTGGGTGGCGTCCAGCGCGTCAATGTCCACGTCGAACTCGACCAGTCCCCGCAGCTCCTCCAGTTGGTCGTCGTCATCCTTGCGCATGAAGGCCATCGGGTCAAAGCTGATCTTGCCTAGCAGCTTGTCGAGCAACACCTGGGGGCTGGGGAAGGCCTCGCCGCGCTTTCCAGTGACGACCAGCTTCGAGATGTAGGTGCGCCCGTCCGCACTCTTCTCCTCGTCGACGACGGTAAAGTGCCGCGTCACGATGAAGTCGCCGATGTCGATCTTGATGCTGCCGCTGCGCTGGCCCTTGCGGATGGGATAGCGCGGCACCGACGAAACCCCCGTCAGCCCCCAGCTAATCGCGTCCAGCAGCGAGCTTTTACCCTCGCCGTTCTTGCCGGCGATGACGATGGTATTGCCCTTGGGCTTGACGTGCGCGAACTTAACCCGCTTGATGTTCTCGATGCGCATCTCGACGATGTGCATGTTGTCGCTGCTGGACGCAACGATGGCGTCGACCTGCGCGTGCCGCTCTTCCTTGGGAATCCGTGCCATGGTGCGTCTCCTTTGACATCTTTGTTTCGTACCTAGACAATATAGGTATGGCATGGGGATGTCAAAGGAAAGCTGCATCCACGCTCGGTATTTAGTGGCACGTCCATGCGCTGCCGTTGTAGATAGCGACCATATAAGCGGAGCCGCTGCCCGTACACGCTGCGTTCGCAGCTCCAGCACCGTCAGAGACAACGTACTGAGTCCCTGCGATGATTCCTGTCGGGAGCGCCGCTACCGTGGACACCGGCATCCTCAAACCAGCGGTGGCAGTTGAAAAATCCATACCCATTGCGGATGGTGCCGTATAGTTTGGGTCAGCCAGCAGTTGCATATAAACTGCCGGCAACGTCCCGGTAGCAGGGGCAACCCTAAAGCATGCTCCGGTCCTACCGGGCGAAGATCCTCCCCATATGCCCGCTAATAAGCAAAACGGCGCTGACGCGAAGTTGGCGCTAGACGTGGCTACCCCTGTTGGAATGACTTCGTTTGTCGAGGAGACGAATGCAGTTTTATAAATAGATGAAGTACTAGTGGCTCCTGCATCGAAGCCGCCCAGACCTGAGTTTCCGTTGAAGCCTTGTATCCCACCCAGGGCGCCCGGTGCTGCTCCGACTCGTCCAATCCCGTTTCCAGTGACTGAGATGGGACAAAGGAGAGATGCTGGCGTTGAACCCCACGCGGTTGAGGCGGAGCATAGAGAGGCTGCGTTATTACCGCCCGCCGATGGGCCGACAAGAATCGCGCCATAGATGCTCGATGATGTTAGAAACTCAACATTAGAGTGTTGCCGAAACAGGAGAATTCCAGGGTTCCACGCTGTTGAAACGCCATCGGTGTTGGTAGGATTTGGAGTCCAAAAAGTCGAGGGGTTGAGAGGCGTGACTACAGGGGCATAGATATTTGCCGCCCCATTTTGCAGGTTCGTAGGGGCATACGTCAGAAGCGATGGAATGGACGCTCCGGTAATTACAGCCATCGCCGCATGGCCTGTGTTGTTCGGGTGCAGCGAGTCAGCATAGCAGTTCGTAAACATGACCGACACGCTGCCATTGCCGCACGATGCGGCGGCCACCATTCCGTCCCGAGTATTTGAATAAGTGATATTCAGGCCGTACCCCGAGAGTTGAGTTACGATAGCTTGCTCAAATCCCGCATAGGTTCCGGAGAGGCTGTCATTGGCGTTGTTTTGATGATTCGGGCTGATAACGACTGCATTGGGATTGAGAGTCGAGGATGCCGGGATTGAACCGGCGAATCCGATTTCGACCGGGGCCGCCGTGGTGCTTGCCGCTGTGGTTGTGAAGACAACGGAGACGACGGTGTTGGGCGTAAATCCGGTAAAGACCTGGCCGGCGAATCCTGTTGTGGTGTTGTTCGCTGTGGTGATCGTTGAACTCCCATCACCGAAGGCATCGAACGTAGTCCCCAGGGAGCCGATGGCGTCTGTCTGGAGTGTCCCATTCACTTTGATGGTGAAGGTTCCTGTCCCGCCGTTGGAGATGCGATAGAGTACCGCAACATCCCCGCTGGCATCTGTATTGACGGGGCAGGTTAGAACATCTCCACTCGCCGCCGTCGATTTTCCAAACCCGTTTCTGAAATTGTTATCGAGCGTGGCGAATCCGGTAGTAGATGTGCAGGTTTGCGCCCAAATCTGATTTGCTTTTGGGATCGAGGCCATAAGCAAATTGCCGGTAAGCACTCGCTTGAATACCGTTTGCAGATTGGCGTTGGTGTTGTAAGTCGTAACGTCGTTCGTACCGCACTCATTGATTGATGTCGGATAACTCCCGGCCGGAAATCCTGCGTTTCCAACGATAGACACGGAAGCATCTAAACACTGGTCTCCCGAGTTGGAGTAGTTGATCTCAACGCCGCCGATCGGTGTTCTGAGCAGCTGAGCGAAGCCATGATTCAGGTCAGAGGCTCCGATGCCAAATCCGATGGAGTCACCAAAAACGTCATAGCCTGGCGGGGTTGCCAGCGTCGCCATGATGTCGCGTGCCGTCCCCGCCCCCGATGCGGTCGAAGCGATCGAGACATCTCCTCCGGTGTTCGTAAGGGTAATGTTGGTTCCGGACTTGAGGTTGAGCAATGACTGGCTGCCGTTGTTCGCCCCGTTCGTCTGGAGCGTGGTGGCCGCGCCTGGGGGTCCTTGCGGTCCAGTTGGCCCAGGTCCTCCGGTTCGTATCTGCCATCCGTCCGCGCCGCAGGTGTAGTACGTGTTCGGCGTGATCGAGGTGTCCTGGTACGGCTGGAGGTAGTTGGTCGACGTACACGCGGAGGTCGGCGCTCCGTGTCCCGTCGCCAGCGGCCAGTTGATTCCTGTATTCGGGTTCACCTTCTGTTGTCCCATCGCCGCGCCGCAGAGTGCCAGCGCCGCCATCATGATTCGTCCCTTAGAAGCAAAGCGCATAAACGGTGTCTCCCTCGTTAGTTGAAAAGTTCAAAGTAATAACCTCACCGACAGTGGTGTAGTCGATGCCCAGCCGCTGAAACACGCCGTCGTACGCCACCGCGACAATCTGGCCGGTCGCGGTGTAGACGGTGCCGGGGATTGCGCCGGCGCAAGGGGTATAGACCAGCATCGAAGCGCCGGGGGCAAGTGAGGAGGCGATGACGACGGTACACAGCGCAGTCACCGTGTCGCCTTCCTCGGTTTCAAAGGTAAGGTTGATCTGCTTTCCGCCCGCGCTCAGGGTGTAGTCGATGCCTGGTCTCTGGAAGACGCCGTTATAAAGCGCGGCCACCACGACTCCCGCAGCGCGGTAGGTTGTGCCTGGCACGGCTCCGGTGCAGGGGAGATACGCGATGCTGTTGGTGGGCACGATCTGCGGCGCGTTGCTCAGGTCGATGGTCAGGGTGCCGGTGAACTGATACATCCCCGACTGGACGATGTTGTCCTCTCCATCAAGAATGGTCACGGTGTAGTAGGTGCCAAGCGGGGTGATGACATCGTTTCCCCAAAGCAGGACCGTCAGCAGTCCTCCAGTACTCAGATAGTCGGTCGGTCCGATCTTCGCCAGGGTCGCGGTTCCCTGGATCTGAGGGATCACCAGGCCAAAGCCGCACAGCGCGATGCGCAGCTTGGCCGGGTTTGCGACGGTGCCGGCTGCCGCGCCGTTGATGTCGTCGAGCGTGGCCGTCAGAGTGATTTGCGGCGTTAGGGAGGCTCCCAGGCCTGCGGGCTTTAGCTCCGGGCTGGCAACAAGTTTTTCGGGGGGAGGGCTTGTGTCTTCTACAGCTTTTTTCTTCGTGCGGGCAGCCATCTGGCCTCTCATTCAATGAAGATCATTAGTCCCATCTGGGTACGGCTCTTGTGGTTTTCCCGGTCATCCAGAATGTTCTCCTTGAACCAAGGGCGCATCGGTCGTTGCAGGAAACACCAGTATTTTTTCTCGTGCTTCTCTTCGGTCAGCGACGCCTCCATGCTGATTCCTTCGTCGCTCGACTGTCCCCAATCGCTGTTGCTGAAATAGATGTCGTCGATCTCGCGCAGCAAGCGTTGCAGCTCCCGGCTGTCGGGGTTGAGCACAACAACCGGGTCGGGATCGTGCGCCGCGGACTCGGACGCCTCCTCGATCGCGCGCAGCCAGTTGCCGTCATGCCATCCCGCGCGGACGCGGTTGCGCATACAAAAGCAGATCGCTTTCATCTGCTCCAGGCTGGCCTTTGGACCTGCCTCTTTCACGGCAAACGCTACGAGCTGGGCGCGTTGGAAGTCGCTCATCGTCATGCGGCATGTCCTCTCAGTTCGCAGCGGTGCGGCCACATGCGTTCCAGATTGATCGCGTGGCGGTTCTTGTCATGAAATGACTCCATGCAGCGTGCGCACAGCTCTAAACGCAAAACAATCTCTTCCGTGTCGATGTCGTCGCGCAGACCAAAGAAAACGTGCGTCGCCCGGCGCGGGCAGTAGTCGCAGGTTTTATCGAGATGGCACACTCGCCGACAAAGGAAGGTTGAGGCCATCAGTTCACCATCTTTGCTTTGTTGCGTCGGGTGTAGAGCTGCTTGAGATACCAGTCCGAAGCATGGCCGCTGTCCACCGGGAAGGCCTTCTGCGCCTCCTCCTCGGTGATGGCGCGATTGCGCACCATCGTCAGCAGTGCGGTCCTCCAGCCTAGAAACTTCGCCGTCGTCGGCACGCCGTATTCGTTGAAGTTCATCATCATCCACTCGGTTCCCAGCGGCCATTGCAGGATGGCGACACGCAAAAACTCCTTGGGCGCGGCGGCCTCCTGTTGCTGGCGCTCCATGTGGATCTCAGTCGCCGCCTGGATCATGTCGCCGGCCAACAGAAATTTCTTATCGGCCTCCGCGTCGTGGTGCGCCTTGCGCAGCCGCCGCGCCTTCACGATCTCGTGCTCCGCGTTCTCTTTCAGCTCTGCCGCCTTCACATGCGCCATTGCCAGCAAGCCTGACCCGCCTCTCCACTCCGGATTCTTCACATACAGGCCGATGCGTCCGCTCTTGGCGTCGGGGCTGCTTCGGTGCAGCTCCTCGCTCAGAATCACGCGGCCAATCCCGATCACGTCGCAAAGCTCTTTGTAGAACTCCTTCGGCGTGAGGACGCGGCCACGCCGCATCTCTTCGTTTTCTTCGCCCTGCCAGCGCTCCTGTCCAGCCCACTTGTTCTTTTGGCTGGCGGCTTCGTTGACCTCCCACAACATGCAGCTCATCTCGATCGACTCCTGCGAGTCGGGATGGTCGTCGATCTCCTGCTGCATCTTCGCCATCGCCTCCACCACGCGCGGGTGTCGCCCCAGCTCGTTCATCTCGCGGGTAAACTGCATCTCCTCCAGCGTGCGCCGTTCTCCGGTGCCTACGCCTCGCGCCGTGCCCGCCGAGAGGGACAATCCCAGGCCGTCGAGCGCGCTTTCTCCGTTCGGGTCGTGTTCGGGCACATAGCGGCCTTCGTCGATCTCTAGCGCGGCTTTCAGGATCTCGGTGTCGGCCCAATGCGTCTTCGGCGCGCTCTGGTGCTTGCGCGGAATGTGGACGGCGGGTGTAACGGATTTATTGCTCATCTTTTCCTTTCTCTTCTTCCTGCGGTGGCTGGTTCTCCTGGATCATCGCAGATGAGATTAACCCAGCCGCGACTTTGGGGGTCACGTTATTGCGCACGGCGTAGTCGAGCAGCTTGCCGACGCGCGGGCTGGTCGCCGCCATCTGCAACATCCAGCGCTCGGCTCTCGCGCCGGCATAGGCTCCCGCGACCGCTCCCTCGTAGCCCATCAACTGGTGGCCGAGATACGCGCCGGCGAACCCTCCCACCTTGCCGTGGGCGATGTTGTGAAAGACGCTCATGCTGATGCCCTTCAAACCCTCCTGCGCCTTCGGCGTATTCAGCAGGTCGGACATCCGGGTCATGTTCTCCATGCCCTCCTGTCCGATGACGCTCTCCAATCGCTGTTGGCCGTAACGCTTGATGAGCTGCTGCATTCCGTTCTGCATCCGCACTCCGCTCAGAACGCGGCCACCCTTCACCTGCGAGGCGTACTTGTCGTCGACGTTGGCGGCGTGGTTCACCACATCATTCAGGCCGTCCAGAACCTTCGACTTGTTCCATAGCTTCGTGACCTGGCTGCGATCGGGCTGTGAGATCCCCGGCGTGTTGTCGATGAGCTGGTCGATCTGGTTCTCGTAGTCGTCCTTCGCGGTGAAGTCGCCGCGTTTGCCGGCTGCGGCTCTGGCGCGGTTGAGGTCGCTGAACTGGCCGTCTGTTGCCTGGTCGTACTTCTGATAGATCGGCTTGGCCGCGTTCTGGAGCTGGTCGGCGGCTTCGCCAAAATGCCCGACTCCATCCGCAGCTCGTGCGGAGTCGAGGGGATGGAAGTTCGGCAATGTGTTCTGGTAGCCGTGATACATATCCATCTGCTCCTGCAACCCGTCGCGCGCCTGGGTGAGCGCCTTGAGCTGGCCGGGCGTGGCATCGGGCGGGGGATGGTCGACCAGATCATTCAACCGGCTCAAGTGCTTCTGCGCCGTCTCCGGGTCGGCGGCGACGAGATCTCCTGCGCCTGTCACCTTCGTACTTCCTGTTTCTTGACCAGGTTTGAGGTCGGTGAGGTACTGAAAGACCGGCTCTTTGTGGGTCGGGCCTTGGAACGGCTCGGAGTCATTGACGGGCGGCAACGGCTCCTGGTCGCCATACTTAAACGCGCCTTCGTTGTACGGCTCGGAGTTGGGTGAGCTGCCGGAACCTTTTCCCGCGACAAACTGCGTGTCGATCTGTTTTTTGCGCGGCTCGGTGCCGCCTGGAAGGTCTTCGGACTCCGCACCTGGTCCTTCGATGGTGAACGGGTAAGGCTTCGCGCCTGCCGGCGCTGGCAACATCCGGGCGGGGTCGGTGATCTGGTTCGCCACCACGCGGCCCTGGTTGGCCTCCTCCAGCGCGTCGTGGGTGGCCTTCTGCGCGAGATTGCGAAACACGCGCGGGGCTGCTGCCTGTTGCGCTGCGCCAACCTTGGGAACCTCGTTCACCGTCACATCGCCGCGCGGTCCCGTTCCGGGACGCTGCGATGCAAGGGTTTGCACATCCTCCCCGGCGATGTTCTCGACGGCTGGGGCGGTGCGCTTGGCAAACTCTCCCACCGCACCCATACCGCCCTCCAGCAAGCCTCCAGCGGCTCCGGTGACAGCTCCGGTAGTCGCGGCCTGTCCTACGTCCGCGCCATGCGCTCCTGCCTGTGATGTGCCCACTACGCCGCTTCTGATGGCGGTGTCGATCGCTTTAGCCAGATAGGGACTCTTCTCCATCAGCTTCGCAATGGGTGCGAGTTTGGCCAGCTTCTCGCTCCAGGTCAGCCCTTTCAACAGCTCGTCTCCGGCTGAGAACTCCAGAATGTTCTCGATCGTCGATCCGGCCACGGCTGCGGGGGTATCGTTCGGCGCGTTGGCGCGGGCTTCGTCTGCGGCCTCGCTCTCCTGAAACCCCTTGCTGCTGGCTAGAATCCTTCCCAGAATAGGGGTGCTCGTCAGCGCCTTCTCTGCGGTGCGTCCTGTCTGCGAGAGTGCGCCGGTAAATCCTTTGTTGAGATCCGTGAGCTGCTGTCTGGGGTCGTTGGCCGCGTCCTTGGTGTAGCGCTCGGCGTCGGTGTCGGCCAGGTTGAATCCATGCTGAGTTGCCGTCTTCACCTTGGAATAGGGAACGCCTACATTCCCGCTCGGTCCCTGCATCTGGTAGGTGCCTTCACCGTTGGGATTGTCGGTCAGTCCGGTAGGCGCGGGCGTGCCGGCGAGCTTCGCTCCGGATGGCAGCGGCGGCAACCCTCCGCTGGGCGCGGCTGCTGGCGCGGTCGGTTGTGCCATCGTCGCGCCTGGTGGCAGAGGCGGCAATCCTGTTACTGGTGTTGTGCTGGAACCCATTGGCCATTCCTCACGACGAGCGTTGTCTTACCGTCTGCTGCGACTGCTGTAGGCTCACCCTGCTTGATGGTCGCCGCCTGTCCAGCTCCGGGTGCTGCCAGTTGTTCTCCGACCATGCGGGCGTGGTAGCGCGGATCGAGCGCGGCGCGCGCATTCTTCGCGTCCTTGTCGACGTTAGGCATGGGTGCTTCGTAGGCGCTGCTGGGCGCGGCGTTCTTCCATTGCTGCTCGAAGCTGTCGAACTTGTCTCCCATCGACTGAGCCTGCGTGGTGATCGCGCCGTGCCTGCCGCCTGGAACCTGCGTCGTCAGCGTCGACTTGATGTGTTGAATCGCGGGAATCGTGGAGTCGCCATAGAACGCTGCCAGTTCGGTTGAAAGGGTGTCGGCCTTATTCATGTACTTCACATAGGCTGACGTTCCGGGAACGTGGCTGGCGACGGTGTTGAGTGCGTCCAGCTCCTTCAAGTGCTTCAAGGCCGTGCCGCCCGCATTGAGCGCGCCTCCTGCAGTGCCCTTCTTCGTGCTGGTGAACTCTTTGTAAACTGCCGGGTAGCTTCCCACTTTGGAGCCGTCGAAGTCGGGATATTTCTGCGTAACGGCGGTAAGTAGTTCGGGATTGCGCGAGAGGAGATAGGCCATTCGTTCCGGGGCGATCTTCCCTGTGCCGATCGAATCGACGAGAGGGGATGATCCTCCTGGTCCCGTTCCGGTCAATGTTCGATCCTTCGCCGCTGTTGCTTCGCTGGCATCGGCTCGGGCATTGCTGGCACGGATCTCGCTCGGCAGTTTTGCAGTGGTCGCGTTTGCGGTCGCGGTCGCCGATGCTGTCTGCGCTGCCTTCAACGCGGCTGACTGCTTGTCGCTGGCGAACTTCTGTTGCGCGATTCCCGCCGCGTGCTCGTAGTCGTCGCGCTCTCCTGCGGTCATGGGGTCGGCGCTCTTGTGCTCGACGTACTGCCCTGTGGTCTGGTCGAAGGTGTGGAACGTGGCTCCAGCGGGCAGCATGGTTGTACGGTAGCCTGTGGGCATCTTGACGACGGTGATCCCGCCTGCGGAGCCGTCCTCGTTGTAATGGGGCATGATCTCGATCTGATGTTTCACAATCATGTCGTGCATCACGTCGGGGTTCACTTTGAGGATGCCGCCGATGTCGCCGGGGTGCTCTGCGGTGCCTAGCACCGTCCCGCCCTCCTTCACCAGACGGTCGACCTGTCCCTCGGCAAACTGGACATCCTGATGGGTGGCTTCCACTTTGAGCCGGGTCGCGCGCCATGCCTGCTCTGCCATGTTCTGGCGCAACATCTGATTGTTGGCGTTGTCGAGGTTCTGCTGCCGCGCCTCGGCGGTCATGTCCTTCTCCTGCTGTTGCTGCTGCTGTGCGTCCTGCTGTCCTGCCTGCACGCCGGCTTCTGCGGCTCGTCCCATGTTGCCCGCGCCCTTCCCTGCGGCGAGGCCTGCGGCGGCTCCCTGGATGGCTTCGCCGGCGATCCGCGTCCACTGCTGACCGTGGGTGAGGCTGGTTTGCTTGACGTACTTGTTGCCCTCCTGGTCGGTGCCGATCTCCGGTTTTGTGGTTCCGGTCAGCGCTCCCAGAATGCCGTCCATCACGCCAAGAATGCCTCCCGGCTTCTGTGACGTCACCACTACAGGCGGCGGGGTGTAGCTCGGCGCTGGCTGTCCGGGGATGGTCGCCGAGCTGGTGGCTGCATCCTGGGTTGCCACTGGCTGCGCGGCCTGTTGCCAGCTCGCCTGGTCGCCTGACGCTGCGGGGGTCGGGGTGGGTGGGGTTTGTGCCGGCGGCGGCGTCGGGGCTGGGGTGGGAGCCGGTGTTTCGGATGCGTCGGGAGTCGTCGGTGCTGTGCTCATGGTTTCCCTTTCTTACGGCTTGTGTGTCAGCGCCGCGCCGCCGATGGTGCCGCCTGCGCCGATGGCCGCATTGATCCAGCTATTCTGCTGGCTGGCGATCTGGTTGGCCGTGTCCGATGCGGCGCTTCCGGAGCTGGTCGCCGCGCCCTCGTAGCCCAGCGGGTTCTCCCCGGCTGCGATCGACTGCAACCCTCCCGCCGCGTTCTGCCACTCGTTGTAACCCTGCGAGTAGTTCGCGGCGTTGATCGTGTTCTCTTCGCTCGATTGCTCCTGCGCTGCGGAGTTGGCGACCTGCTGCTTGAGCTGGATCTGGCCGCCGCTGGGCAACGGATTATCCCCCCCGCCCTCTGCTGCCAAGCTCTCGTTGACGGATTTCGCGGCCTGGGAATAATTGGTCGCGGTTCCCTCGACAGCCTGCGCGTTCAGACTATTCAACTCAGGCGTCGAGAATCCCGTCTGGTTCGGTCCCTTGGCGAAGATGGATTGAAACTGCGTGGCCAGCGGGCCATAGATGGCCTGCTGGTTGGCGTACTGCTTGGAGGTGAGATCCTGCGCCTGCTTATAGGCCGCGATCTGCTCATCGCCGATTTCCGTCTGTTGCGCTGTCGCTCCGCACATATCGTTCTCCGTGATGCTTACAGCGAATAACCGCTCTGCGCGGCGATGGCGTTGTGGTGGCCGTGCTTCATTCCATCGCGCATCTTGCTTCCGCGCTTCGTCGTTTTCTTGCCGGCCTTTTTGTCTTTGTCGATGCCCGGATACTTCTCATGCACCTTGCGGTCGACGGCGGTCTTCACAGCGGGCGACTTGTTCGCCGCGCGCGCCAGGGCATTGCGGGCGTGGCTCTTGTCGCCGATGGGGTACTTCCGTTTTCCCGGCAGCGCAAAATCACTGCTAGGCAGTGCGTTTCTCTTCTTCGCGTTTAACTTCGCCATACGTCACCTTCCTTTCGAGTCGTCTCCCGTCCCACGCAAAACCCATGCGCTTTTCGCAGAACCGAATCAGTCCAGGCCTGCGGCTGTGAAAATAGAGCGTCTTAAATCCCGCACTGGCCAAACGCTTCTCCAGCCATGCGAACCCCACGAGCAATGCATTCATGACTCGCTCCCGTTCCGCGAGACCGTCATCCGGGCTGAATTGAATGTGTACCTCGATGTCGCGGCCTTCATTCATGACCTGCATACGAAAGAAGAAGATGGGCCGGTGTTGAGCGTCTTCGAGGAGGAGACTGTTGATGTCTGCGGACTGACGCACCCAGAACCACGGAATCGTCGTCGCGTGGTCTGGATCGGCTGCGCTCCACGCCGTCGCCAGGGGAAGATCCTCGGGCATGGCGATGCGTAGCGTGTAGTCGTCGAAGTGGAAGGGTGGCATCAGCTCACTCATGTCTTCCCCTATTTCCCGATCGCAAAGATCAGCGGCGTCACGATCATGTCGCCATGATCGGTATTGCGCTGGTAGTAGTAGGAGACCGAGGTCTCGTCCCATTCGGTCACGCTCCACACCGGATACTCGCCATAGTCGGTTCCGGTCGTCTTGCCCGAGACCGTAGCGAAATAGCACGCAGTCGGAAATGGAATGGGGAAGTCTGTCGAAAATACCGTTCCGTTATCGGTGCCGTCCCGCGCTGTGCCCTGTATCCACTGAAAAATAGTTCCGTCCGGCAATATCACATGGTCGGTCGAGCCGCTTCCGCTTGGCGTTGCCACGATTGCTCCGCTGGTCACGGCCTGAATGGTTCCGTTGGGATTGACGAGCACCTGGGCATTGGGATACGTGCCTGGTGCCAAAGGTCCGGTCGCAATCTGCGGGCGGGATGCCAGCTCTTGGGCCACTGCGACATCGCGTAGGTTTGCCATTAGGTCTTCGCCGCCTGTTCCTCGCGCTCATTCTTCACGGTTGCGAAGATTCCCCAATCCAGCAGTTCGTCCGGTTCGGCCTGCGTGCCATAGTCGAACTTCGTCAACAGGCAGTCTCCCGAGTCGTCGACGCCGTTCTGCGCCAGCACATAGCGGTCGCTGTAATAGCTCAAGCTGCGCTGTTGCAGCGGTGGGTCATTGCTCTTGTCTTTCAAGTGCAAAACGTTATAGGGGCGCTCGCTCGATGGCGCAATCTCACCCATCAACACGCTGACGACTGGACGCTTGCCAACCGCCGCCGACTTCGCGCTGATGTGCGCGACCTCGGCGATCTCTCCGGTCGAGCACAACAGGTTCACTCCCTTTGCGTCCCATGCCGGATACGCACTGCCGTTGTCGCTCCATACCGTTCCTGTCGTATCGCGCATCAGGATGGGTCCGGGTGTGCCTGCCGCGGGTCCGATGAGGAGCTGATACTTTCCCGGTGCGGTCTTTACGCTCTGCACCGCGCTGGTGCCTCCGACGATCCCCCGCCGCGTGTTCCAGCATAGGCCGCTCTCGGGCGGGTTCACGATCCCCATGCGGAACCATCCCACCGCGCCATCGGCCACGTACATCCCCGTATCCTTCGAACTGGCGACACACCAGCTCACATAAGCGGTGGCAGGATCGTAGAGTGAGGCGTTGATCTCTCCGGTCGTCACCTCTAAAAACTGGTCGCCGATCGGGAAACCGATCTCCGCATATCCGGTCTGCGGGTTGAAGGGATATTCGATCGCAAGCGTTGAAACTTTGTGGTTCGACTCCATCATGAAGACGGAGTTTTGATACACGTCGACAGCGGTAAAACCGCTGATGCCGACTGACGAAAAATAGATCGTCGTATAGAACGGATCGGTTGCCGTTCCGGTGCCGAGGATAATCCAAAATCCATCGGTCGTCAGTACCAGGATGCCGCCGCCCTGCACCGTCATCGGAATCAGACAAATAGGCTGAGACGTGTACGGGATCTCGTTAAGCGGAGCGAAAGCGGTATTGCCGTTGCCCACGATCGCGTCCGGACCCTGCGAATAAACGACGTTGTAGCCGTCGATTCCCCATATCCGTTGCAGATGATAGATCGGCCCTGTAAAGCCTGGGGGCGGCGGCTCTGCGGACTTGGCGACGGGCGCAGGAATGAACGGATTGAGCGCCGGGCTGCCATTCGCTGATGTGTCCGGGATGCCACGTTCGAGGTACTGGAAGATGGTCGTCGAGTCATAGATATTGTCGATCGCAATCTGGTCTTCGAGAATGAGCGTGGGCTGTCCCTGCGCTGTTCTCCATATCCAGATTTGATCGGCCTGGAGATCGGAAGTCTGAACGCCGGTTACTTGAAGATAGGGTTGCGTCGAATCGAGCGAAGATCCCACGATCGGCCCTAGAATCGTGGCCTTGCTCGATGACGTGCATACCGTTCCATCGATGCCGTGCCAGCTATAGCCATAGCTCACGTTGCCGGTGGTGAGCTGCGCTCCGGGATCGAGACACGTCCAGGTCACGTTATTGTCGACGGTCGTATCTCCAAACGTCGTTGCCCAGACTGGTTCGGTTCCTCCTGTGGTTCCATCGCCTGTGGTGTTGCTGCAAAACTGGAGATTGTGATTCGAGTCCAGGATGACTGAGGGTTCCGGCTGCACGAAGTCCGGCATCCAGGTCAAGATCTTCCCCATATTCATCCAGGTAATTACGCCGTCGCTGGTAGAGCCAAACATATCCGTCGCCCAATTCGGATAGGTCATGCCGGTTGTGTAGACTCCGGTGGTCGAAACAACCGCCAACTGCACATTCTGGTATGGATCAATCAGGCTGTAGTGGACATAGAGCGCCGCCTGCGGCATCCACCATCGCGCGCCGTTCAGTGGCGTCAGGGTGGGCGCGGCGGTCGGCGATGCGATTCCCCAACCCTGAATCGCCGAACCATACGACTTCCACTGTTGGCCGGCATCGGCGGTCACTGCAAAATGGGCTGGAAGGAAGGTCGGCGCGCTGGCTCCAGTGGTTCCGTTGCCTGTCGTCGCGCTCCCGGTGTCGGCGGTCTTGTCATAAGCCCCAGACGACGCCTCGACGATGAAGATTCCCTGCGTGGACGAAACCACGGCATCGACCAGCAGGGTTTGTCCATTCAGAAAAGTGGCGAAGCTCAGACCTGAAAAACTCATCTTCGCGTCGACCAGATTGGGGAAGGATTCGGGAAGGTCCGAAGGATCGACATAGACCATTACCCTGAAATTCGGTGTCCCGGTGGCCGATGTTGCCACAATTTTCAGGTTCATGCCGCCCAGCGCCACGTAAGCGGTGCCTGGCTCGGCTCCCTGATTAATCAGCGTTCCCGGATCGGTTGCCTTGCTTGCCTGCCAGCTCCCCGGATAAAGCCACTTCTTCTCTTCCTGGCCGTCGCCGAAAAAAAGCTCGGTGTTGATTCCGAGAAACCGTGCCGGCCCAGCTCCGGCGCTCTTGCTAAACAACGTCGATTTTTGTCCCGGTGTCGCGTCGTAGATGTTTCCATCCATGCCGTCCGCAATGATGCGGATCGTCTCGGCTCCGTTCTGCAAGGACTGATAGGAGTAGAGGGACTTGAGCGCCGGAAAAATATTCGAGTTGAAGACATCGCTTCCGGGACTGCGCTTGTCGGTGAGCTTCGGCGAGATCTCGCGGTTGTATCCATCCCAGATGGAATCGAAGCGGCTGGCCGAATAATACTTGGCCTGGATGTAAGGCACGGCGGCATCGCGGAACGGGCTGCGCTGGGTGTCCAATCCGGTCATCTGCCGCGCACCCATCGTCAGCGCGCCATAGCGCGTGGGGTTGCTGACGGCTCCGGTTGAGGGGATCGGTCCCGGCATTACTGTTGCCTCCCCGCGATACCGCTCTGACTCATTCCCTGGCTGCGCAGCGAGGTGCGACCGTTGTTGAGCATCTGGTCGTAGAAGATGTTTTTGGCCTGCGCGTCGAGGCCATCCTGCGTTGCCAGCATCCCCGCGATGAAGTCTTTTTCCCAGATAGGAAAGCGCGAATCGCTGACCAGCAGCGCGCCCTCGCACAGCATTCCTTTGTTGAAGAGATAACCGAACTCATCGGGCACCGGGCCAAAGGTCATTCCCGGACCGGTCAGAATCATCGGCTTCATCTGGTAGTCGAAATTGGCGGTGTACTCCTGCTCCGGAATCGAGTTGAAGCGGAAGGTGATGTTGCCCTCGTTGTCGTCGTACACCGGCGCGACCTCGACGGGTCGCCGCATTGAGCTGACCTTGGCGATCGACTGCGACCCTTTCAGCTCGAACATATTGCCCTTGTCATCGTTGAGCCATTGCGTCTCGATGCGGCCAAGGTCAGAGACGGTCTGGGTGTAGTCCGTCCCTCCCGCCTCCGAGATCGGGAAGGTGATCGTCGACCGATTGAAACGCCAGATGAACGGCGCGCCCAGCATCCTTTGCAGGACAATGTTTCCCGTCGTCAAGGCCGGCTCCTGGTTGTTCACGAAGAGGGATTGGTTCTTGAGAATGGTCTGAACGTAGACGATCGAGTTCTGGAGACTGATTGAGACGGCCATCGTGCTTTTCTCGCTTGTGGAACCCGGTTCCCCTGCTCGGTTAGTAAGGTTGGTTCGCTGTGTACGGTCGGCCTTCGCGCCATCGCTCCTCGACCACTCCCGTAGCGGGTTGAAGGGCGTAGATATTCATCTCCCGGTCGCCCTGCTTCATCGCGGCCAACATGGAATTGATCGCCGCGACCTTGGCCTCCTGGCCGCGCTTGAGATCTCCGGGGTTGGGGCTGGCAATCAGCCACTCCGATTCGAGGGTGCGGTAGAAGTAGCGGCTGAAGCTGTCCGGCATCGGGTCGAGTAGCTGCTTCATCGCCGTAAAAATGATTGGGTCAATCTGGTAGTACGGAATCACCTTGTAGGTCGGCCCGGTCGCGTTAGGCAGGTTGTCGATTCGGAACCCCTGACTGGTCGGGCTGACGCACGTCCATACCACGGAGCCGTCCTCGACCGTCAATCCCTCGGCGCTGCCGGCTGGAAGAAACGGTGCTACGGTGCCGGTGGTGCCGAACGTGGTCACGATGAGAATGTTTCCGTTCTTGTCGGTCATGCTCATCAGCGGATTTTGCGGCTGCGCCTGGGTGGTGATGAGTGGGGAGTAGATGACGGACGCTCCCGGCCATTCCCCGATGTATAGATCCCGGTTGTACATCCAGCAGATGTTTCCCGTCCTCCACATGCTTGTGTTGTTGCGGCTCAGGCCGCGCCGCCACTTCACATTCCATAGCGGCTTGGGAGAGGAGGTGTTGTTGATGTCCACGATGTCGCAGTCTTCGCCCCAGCCGATGATTCCGTTGGGCTGCGTGAGCTGCGGGTAGTCCTGCTGCCAGCTATTCGTATAGAACGGCGTCGCGGTGGCGCGGTTCCACTTCCAGTTAAAGCGCTCACACACGATGTCGGCCATCACCTGCGTAGCCAGGTCGAGCGCCAGCATGTCGCCGTAGCCCGAAGCATTCCCGCGCGGATCGGGAATGCCTTTGGCGGCGAGTGTATCGCAAACCTGTTGCAATTTGATGGTCGAGTTCGACATTGAATTACTCCTCGTGGTCGAAGTGGATGCCGTGCTGCTTGAGCTTCGCTACAACATCTTCGAGGGTCGGCGGCTTGGTGCGCTTCGGCTTCGCTGGCGGCGTATCCTGCGGCAAGTCCTGCGCCTTGGGATCGTAGGCGGTGCCGGGAATCACGATTCGGTTGGTCCGGTTCTCCGGTTCGGCTTTCGTCAGATGACCATCAGCCTTGGTGTAGCTCCGCGTTACGGGCGCGTCCTTCTTGGCGGTGACTTCTTTCAGTGTTGCGGGCTTCTTCCGTGGTGGCATCTTCGCTCCTGACATTGACGGTTAAAATTTCATAACCAAAAATTTCTTCACGCTCTAGCTGAATTGCAGCGCGTAGCTGTCGGACGGTCGGGGTCTGTAGACCGGCATTCCGTCCGCGTCGGTCACGCGAATCTTCACGCCGCAGTCCATCGCCTGGGTCGACTCCTCGGTCAGTCCCTCGGTCGCCTTCTCCAGCATCAGGTCGAAGAATTTCTTGTCGGCGTGGAACTTTTCGACGCGATGCTTCATGTCGTCTTTGGTCTCTCCCGCCTTTACCTTCTGGCTCATGTTGCCGGGGAAAGGGCTGTACAGATTCAGGCGACAAATACTGCATTGGATCATGATGGTGAAGCCGTCCGGCATCTTGATGACATTGAGCGCGGTCGGGCCTTTGCCCTTGAGCGGGTTCTTCGGGGTCGCGCCCTGGCGGTGCGAACAGAGACGCGCGACCTCGCGCCGTCCCGCGTTGTCGATGCGGAGCTGCCCCTGCCGCTGCGCGTTCATGCGCGCTTTCTGGGCCTTCTTCGCGGTGTTGACTGCGATGCGGTCTCTGGCCTCTTCGAGCGTGAGCCGCGCCGTTTGGAGCTGAATTTCTCTAAGTTCGTCGTCCTGGTTCGCCATTGCATCTCCTGTCCCGGAGCGCCTGTCACAAGCGCGCCCCGGTTGCCGCTGGGTATTGCCGTCAGTGGTTGTATGGGTTAGGTGGTTTGCGGCACAGCGCCGGCGATACGCATACGGCTGGTGGTGTCAGGGGGAAGCCCGATGCCGAGCACGCAGTTGTAGCCCGTACCGCCCAGAATCAGGCCGTTGGGGTCGTATGCGGTGCGGTCCTTGTACTCACCTGCCCACAGGTTCATATTCATCCAGCGTGGGTCGATGGTCGTGTGCCGCTTGTTGGGGAAGTTGACGAAGACAATGGCATCCATGCCCGCGAGATAGGTATAAATCGCCGTCTCTCCCGAGCCTTCCCAGTTCGCAACCTGCGTCTGGTTGGTGCTCTGCCTCCAGTGGCAACCGAAGAGTTCGATGATCTTGGTTGGCTGGTCTCCGGTCGCGCCGGGATCGGTCAACTCTTCGAGCTTCAACTGTCCGGAGTCGGTGTGCTTCCAGATGTCGACGATGGAGTTGTTGGTGTCGTCGATCGCCATATCCGAGACGAAAAACGGGTGGATGCTGCCGTTGTACCATCCGTCTTTCATCGGGGGCACGGTCGCGCCGCTCAACGAGCCGGGCATCTGCTCAATGATGTTCTTGCTGAACTGATACGGGGTGGTGGCGGAGTCCTGGTTGGCCGTCCGCGTGTCGTAGATACGCAGATAGTTCATCATGGCGTTTATCAGGTCGTCGATCGTGAGACCGAGCTGGTAGGCCATGATTTGGCGGTTATTCTCAAGATCGTCTGAGATCGAGGTCATAAACGCGAGGTCAGAGATGTTGTTGTAATTGGCCCACTGTCCCACAACGATGTCGTTGAAATCGACATTGATCTGTTCGGGCGGCCCGATGGTACCTTCGGTCTGCTGCTGGAGATCCGCTGGGAGAGGGATTGCCATGAAGTTGCGGAACGTCTGACCGCTCTTTTCCGGCAGATCCATATGCGTACACATCAAAAGTTTATTGAGGTTCGCATAGAGAAACTTCATGAAGATGCGGTTGTAGTGGATCGTGAGCCGCGCTTGCGGCATGTTGGCGCTGGTCTGCGCCGCTGGGCTGGGTCCGTCTGCAACCATCGCAGCATGGGCGGCCTGGCCGCCCATCGCCAATACGGTTGCTCCTGCCACCATGAACGCGCTGCCAAAGGCGGCAATGACGCGCACACACGCAACAAGAACGTCGGACACACCCCGCGAGAGTCGGAGTTGTGTTTCGGATTTCATTCGGTCGTCTCCTGCGCTTACGCGCGGGCTGGCACGCCGAAATACAAATCGCACGCTTCCGCGTAATCCTTATCGTTGGACTCTAAGAGTCTGCGGCTTTTGGATTCAGGCATCGTCCGAATGTCTTCGGCTGTGTACTTGGGAGTCTTCGGCAAAGCTACCTGAGACGCACTGAAGCCATTGCTTCGTGCGCCCGTGGCAAATTGGCCGCGTGGTCTCTCCGTTGTACGCTGAACCAGGCTTTCACCGGGAAACGAGGGGGAGTTGGGGGGGAGGTTAGGGTTGTCGTTGGACGGCAGCTCTGGCGCGTCGAAGATCTCGCCTCGCTGTCGCAGGGTGTTAAACGCGCTGGTCAAGATGTCTTTCGTGACCATCGTGAGATCGCCGCCAGCCATAAATTTAGCCTGGTCGGTCAAAATTCTTTTGTTCGCGGGGTGCGCGTAGAAGTCTGGATGCTCATTCTGCCATTCCATAGCCATCCGGCTAAACTCCGCAATAGCCATTTGGTGTAAGTCGACTCCGGTTTGGTCCTGAATCAACCGGGTCATGGCATTGCCGGCCTTGGCCGGATTTTGCAGGTCAGACGTTGCCTGCATCACCTCGTCCGAGGTCATGCGCTTGCGTGGCGCGATCGACGCCGGCGTTGCGGCTGGTCCTGCGGACGGCGCGGCGGCGCGGCGGGCGAGCGCGGCCTGGGCGTGGGCCTGGGTCACGGACAGCTTTTCAATCACTTCGTCTTTCGTCTTGCCATAGGTGTAGATGGGATTGATGCCCTCTACCTCCGTAACCCAGCACACCGTACCTTCGTCGATGGGGTTGCCGTTCGGTCGCGTGTCAGTCCAGTAGCCAGCAGCCATCTTATTGCTCCTCTTTGCGTAACACTTGCAGCTCGGTGTCGAGCATGGATTCGAGATCCATTCTTGCCATTTTGTAGGCCACGACATAGGCCCACTTCTCACCAATCTCTCGGGATTTTCCCAAAGGATCGTTATGGCTCATAGTTATAGCCGCTTTTTCGAGCTGAAGAAACCTTTTTTCCAAGATTCGCATCAGCACCGGCCAGCCTTCGCTCTGTCGCAACTCTCGCAAGTCCAGTCTTTCGCCCTTGGTCAGCTCCCGTTGCGAGTCCTCGATCGGCGCACGTTTGGCGGTCGCTTTCTCGACGGGATGCTCTACCAGGTCGACCTCGCCGCGCTGCACCGCAGCCAGCTCCTCATTGAGCGGTTTTCGCTCCAGGTAGTTGCTATACCGCTCCATCGTGCCTTGGAAGTCTTCGAGTTCGTTTGCCATCGCTCTATGACCCCCCGAATCCATGTTGCAGTAGGTCCATATCGGTGTTGCGGCTCAACCGTGCCTCTGCCAGATCGAGCGGAACCGAGCCGCTGGTGTGGTCGGGTGCGGCGGGCTGCCCTTGCGAGAGGGGAACCTCGCCGCTGATGTGGTCGAGGGTCTTGTCGACGATGGTGTGCTGAACGTCCAACGCTCCCTTGGTCTTGATCTGCTCCAGCTTGCCCTCCTGCTTCAACTTCTCCAGCAACTCCATAATCTGCGCCTTCATCGCGTTCGGGTTCATCTGCTGGACCTGCTGTTTCTCCTGGTCGGACAGCGGAACAATGATGTCGTCGGCACCCTGTAGCTCACTCACGCGCAGAAAGATTTTCTCGATCGCCAGAAAGTTAACCGTCCATCCCTTCTCGTGCATGTACTGCAAGAGCTGGGGCTGTTGGACGAGCTGCAACAGGAACGGAATAATCTGCGCGATGGCCTGCCGCGCTGCCAGCTTCTGGCCGGCCAGAATTTTAATGTTGAAAGTGGCGTTCAACAGGATTTGAGAATCGATGAGGTCGATGATCGCGTCCGAATACTTGTCGCTCAAGATGGCGCGAATCTCGGCGATGGGCATGATCTCCGTCACCATGTCCCAAAGGAAGCTGTACCAGCGCGTCATCACATATTCGAGATGCTGGACCGGCGTTGCGATGTTCTCGTCTGCCTTGCCGCCGATGCGGTTCACGCCCGCGGCGGTGCGCAGGGCGGTCGCGCCTGGTCCTCCCACGTTGCCCTGCATGGTGGTCGAGTTCGCGCCGACAATATCCTCGCCGCCCTCCTTGCCCAGCTCGTAGATCTTCCACGCATCGGCGGGGATCACCGGCATCTGCATAAAGCCGAATGCCTTGCGCACGTCATTATCGGGCGCTTCCACACCCCAGAAAGTTCCCATTCCTTGAACGACATTTTGCGTGGGTGCGTTGCCGCTGGCGCTGTTGTAGAGGATCGGCGCATTCATGGGGAAGGCGATCATCTTGAGCACTTCGTTTAAGACACCTTGATCCATACGCTGATCGCCGGCGTTGAGCCTTCCCTGGCCGATGCCATAACCGGAGTTCTCGATGTTCCACCATGTCGCGGAGTAGCCCAGGCCATGATCGCCGATCGGGGAGTCTTCCTTGCGGATGATCTTCCTGCCGCCCGGATAAACCAGCATCTCGGCCACCGACTCGCACGTCCAGTAGCTCAACTTCATAATCGGTTTGCGCAGCGGGTTCTGGCTGGTGTTGGCGTGTTCGCCCTCGGCGTGAAGTACGTCGCTGGTCTGGGTATTCATCGACTGTGCGACCTGCGATCCGACTTGCGCATCTCCGTTGGGGTTCTGGAGAAAATAGGTCTCTAGCTGCTTGTCGTCGGGAATGTCTTTGTAACATTCCTTTTTGCGCATCTGCTGGAGATCTTGCATGGAGACATAATCGATGTCGATGCGGATTCCGGCGCTCAGGTCGGGGCGGTTCGGCGTTCTCCACTTGGGGTCATAGATCGTTGTTCCCAGGCGGCGATACTCGAAGCACGGCCAGCTTTCCTCAACCTCTTTCGAGACAGTTTTGTACTTATCGCTTTTGAGGGTGTGGATCTTCCTTTTAGTTCCATCCGGCATCGAGATTTCTTGCGGCGGCTCCACTGGCTTGCGCGTCTTTTTGACGACGGTCTTCTGCTCCCAGATCGGGATGGCGATAGCGGTTCCCTGCAACACCTGGCAGTCGATAAAAAGCTCCATGTTGTATTCAAGCTCTCCCCGTTTATCCAACACGCTGAAAATCTCGGTGATGGCGTCGACATAGATCTGCACATCGGGAAGGCCGGCAAACTTGCCGATCGGTTCTATCAGGAAGGGGTTGGCATCGGCGAAGATTCCACGCCGTACCTGCGTGCTCATGGTGTTGCGGTTCTTGGCTACATTGAAGCGGCTGATGCGCGCGGGCCGGCTGCTCTGCGTTCTCCAGTCGCCGTCGTAGTTGGGACTCTGGTACAGGTAGTCCACGTATTGCCACTCGGCCAGCCAGGAGTTGTTGTCGAGCCACTGCATGAAGCGCTGGAAGTCGTACCAGATGATGGTCGCCATCGCGTCGTCGTCGAAGACGGCGGGTTTCACGCCACCGTCCGATGTCTCAACCTGGTGCGCGCCGATCATCGGCGTCATCTCGTTGCCGAGCGGGAAGCCGTCGCCACCTACGCGCGCGGCGATGTCGTCGGTCTCGGTCTCTTCCAACTCGTCCAGCTCCAACTCATCAGCCATCTAAACCTCCGGGCATGGGTGGCATACTCCAAGTCGTCGCTTTCTGCATCGCCTGAATGTGCGCCTTGGCTTTTTGTTCCATCTGTTGATCGACCTGCGGCATCCCCTGTTGCTGCAAGAATGAATTTAGCATCGCGTCTTCGCGCCGCCGCGTCTGCCACTCCAGCTCGTCCTCTTCCATGTTGGCGCGGAGTTGCGAGATGGGAACCATGTCGGCGAGCTTCGATACGCACTCGATGATGCCGTTGTCTTCGACCAGACCGAAATGCACGAATTGCTTTTTGCACTCGGCTCCCTTGGTCATGTCGCGGGAGAAGAGAATGCGTCCCACCTTCAACATCGGCTCCATCAGCTTGATGCCGTTGTTGCGCAGGTTCTCGTTGTCTTCCCAATCGCTCCACTGGATCCGGATGCTGAGGTTCTTCTTCCCTGCCTCGTTGCGAACGTGCGGCACGAACCCATCGCAGCCCGGCGTATTCAAAAGCATCAGGCCATCGGCTGAAAGCTCTTTGTGGATCTGCACCATCCTCTCGGCCTGATGGCTGGGCGTGCCGCCGATTCTCCAGCAGTCGATGACGTAGACCTTGCCGGCGATGATGCGCGCCGCCGCGCCCTCCAGAAACTTGCTCGTCGACGGCTTGCTGCCATAGGGCAGACGCCAGCACACAAAGGTCTCGCCGCCGTACATGGGGATGCGCTCGGCATCGGCCTCGCATGAGGCGTACAGCTTCTCATCGAAGGTCGGGGTGTGGCCGCCCTGCGGATCGTTCTGCTGCTGGCACATGTACGTCTCATAATTCTCCTTGAACTTCGAGCGCAGGTCTTTGTAGGTCATGCCCGGCAGTTCGGAAAAATGAATCGTCAGCTCATCCTCTGGGGGGAACTCTCCAGGCAGAAAACGGGAGCCATCCTTGGGAGTAGCAGAATGCCGGATGAGCGTCTTCCACTCTCCGGGGTCCATGTCGTCGAGCCTCACGCCGTAGAGATCGAAGGGGTGATAGCGCGTTCCGACGAGATACAGGTATCCGCCCGGAACCAGTGTGTTTTTGTTGGTATCGAAGGTTTCGATAACGCCTTGACGCGCGTCCGCAGTGGCGCGAATGCCGCTGTTCTTCGTGGCCACCATGTCGTCGCAGTTCAGAATCCAAGGGTGCCATCCTGATTGTTCGGTCTGGGGTGAGGTAAAGGAGATGGTCTCGTCGAGCGCGCTCATGTCGTGGCTTTTGGTGCTCCATGTATCGCCAAAGCTGAACGGCGCTTTGTCGACGACCAGCTCGGGAAAGCAGAGCTGAAAGCGCGTCGGCTGCTGATACTTCGGGCAGTAGAAGAAGTTGGCGATGCCCTTGGAGATGGCCTTAGCCAACGGCTGCGTTGCGGTCTGGTTTAACAAAGTGATGATCTTCGGAAACGCAGTAATCCATTGCACCTTATCCACACGGTTCCATGTGGTCTTGTAGGTGAATCGCGGATCGAGATGCATCCGTTTTTTGATTGGGTCCTGGTCTTCGATCGCCCGGAGAGGATTCTTTCTGACGTAGAGATCGGCGACTGGCTGATGCAAGATCGGATGGAACTCCCACCCTAACATTCTTCCCGCGAAAAATGGATCGGTAATAAAGCGATGCCGCAAATCATCGCGATAAGCGGCATCCTTGACGATGCGTTCGTTGTCGTCTTCGAGGATCAAGGCTGCCCCGCTACTGGCCTGGAGCGCCACCGCCCTGCGTCGGGTCCGGCGTGACGCCCTGGGACGCTGCTGGGTCCGGTGCTGGTGCGCTGTCGTTCATGCCCATCTGCTCGGCGACGTGTTGGCCGGCCTCGTCGGAGGTTTGGCTGGTAGCCACATTCTCGCGCTCTGGCTCGTCCTTGCCGTCTTCGCCCTGGTAGGTGTGATGATGAACGTGGGTTCCATCATCCGCGTGCCGCGTGCGAATCTCGACCAGGCGTTTCCGCTTTTTCTTCTTTCCTTCTTCGGCCATCGTTCTCTCCTTAACCGACGCTGAACTTCTGCACGTTGACCGAAGTCGGCAGCGGTCCGGTGGCGGCGCTCGATGTCACGGTGAGCGAGAACTGCGCAACGGGATTGTTGAGGTTGCTAACGTTGGCGGGGAAGTTGGAGAAGGTCACGGCGGCGACGACAATTTTGTTGACGTAGAAATCAATCTTGCCGGCGAGGGTGCCCGAGACCGAATCGTAGATGAGCTGCGCGTGTGCCCACCATGCCGCTGTGCCGATGGTCTGGGTGATGGCTCCGCTGCTTCCCAGAAGCTGGTTGCTGGCAATCGTGACCGAAACACCCGAATACAACTTAAGTGTTATCGTGCCGGTTGCGGCGGTCTGTTTGAAGTATCCGGACGCGAAAAGATCAAGTACGGTCTGCTCGTCGGCGGTGGCTGGGGGCAGAGCGATGGAGAGGGGAACGAGCACATTTTCCGCGCTCATGATCTGGGTCTCTGTCGCTACGGAAACAAGCTGCAACACTGGCAAAGGCCCTGCCTGCGCTGCTTGTACGTTCAACGGGGTGCGGTTGGGAACGCTGGCCGCACCCGAAATGGGTCCATTGGGTCGATCTGACAGAGCCATGCTTACTCTCCTTGGGGGCGATGCAATTTGTTGCACATTCTCGGCAAGTCTACTCTTACCCTGTTTCGTGCAATCAATTATTTTTCTCCGGTGCGCGGCGCAGTGCCTTCCGATTAAGGATGGCAGTGAAGCCATCCTCGAAACGCACCTGCACGTCGCCGATGGTGTTGCGCACGCCGATGATCTCGCACCGCTGCCCCTTGCGGTTCAGTCGATCCCAGCGCAGAACATGGGGAAAGGGTTGGCTCTCTTCCGACAACGGCATCATTTCGTTATCTCCACTTCGCGGAGGTCGCCGACGATCCGCAGCAAGTCGCCTGGTGTGGTGGTTACATCCTCGATCACATCGACGAACTCCTGCGCTTCGTCCGTGCGCATGTAGGCCACAAGGATGTCGACGAGCGCCATCTGCTGGCTCCTGGTCAAGCGGAGCACCAAACTAACGCTCATAGTCACCCACCGCGTCGCTCAGCTCCCGCAACAGGCTCACGCTGACCTCGATCACTTCGGTATCCGCGATCTCGTCCAGCTTCTCGCCTGGATGAAGCGACTCGTGGATCTCGTTGCTCACTTCGAGCGCCGCGCGATAAAGTCTCGCCTGCACTCGTCGACGTTCGACTGTTCGCGTCCCTACGTGATCGCTCATTTTTTTCTCGACTCCGCGAAGGCTTCGGGGGTTGGTGTGCCGCCGCTGGCCTTCCATTCTTCAAAGGCATCAGGATAGAGCAGGTCGGGGCGCTTCCGTTCGAGCGTGCGAAACCGCCTGTATGCGTCGCGCTCCTCGGGGGTGCTGGGACGGCGGCAGTAGCGGCACTCTTTCTTGTCGGTGATCGCCTGGAGCTGGGCGCGTCTCAGTTTGGCGTGTTCCTTGGTGCATGTGATCGCGCCACGCATCAGGCGTTCTTTGGGAACCTCGTCAGAGCAGATGACGCAATGCGTTTTGATGTCATCATAAGTTTTTCTAGCCATTTAATTCTCCATTCTTTCAACGATGAAGTGGGTTCGGGGATCGTGCCGCTGGTCCTTGACGATGATGGCTTTGGACTCCAGAACAAAGGCGTCAGAGTGCAACACACCCGCATACGCAAGCGCGTCGATGGCTACCTTGAGGGAGTTGTCGCTGTCGAGCCGTTGCCCTTTCCCGAGATAGACCTGCACTTCGACGCGGTATTTGACGCGCCGGCGCTCGGCGTCGGTGACGGGCGCGACGGTACAACCGCGCGCGAAGATTGCGACTGCATCCTTATAGGCTTTGGCTTCCTTGGTTAGCTTTTTGCCGTGATGGGAGAACCCGTCCTTGCCGGTGTACATGCAGGGCTTGGTGTAGTGATTCGTGCTGGGCGGGGTAAGTCCAGGGACAGTGAAAGAGACGATCCGCTCAGGTTCCGGGTAAATCGATCGCGTCATCCGATTTGCTCCGGTGAAATAAGGGGGATTTCGCATATATGATGGATTTGACACCTCGCAATTTCATACCTATATAATATGGGCATGAAAACTAAAAGTGTAAAGAAAAAGACAGTTATAAGGAAAAAAATGGTTAAGCTGGGCAGGCCAAAGTCTCACAAAACCTTTGTCGAGCTGGGGCTACGTGCAACAACTGAGGAGCGGACACTACTTGATAAAGCAACGGTTGTAGAAGCGAAGCGTTTAGGGATCACTGGATCACGGAATAATTTCTGTATGCGCGCTGCGATCGCGGCTGCAAAGAAGGAGCTGCGCATCGTCGATGATGAGGTCATCACGGAAGATGCGCAGCTCTAGGACGCACGCTGCGCCTCCATCTCACCCAACTCCGCAAACATTCGCTTCACGTCTTCGACTGCTTCATTCACTTCGTTCTTTTTGACTGGCTCGTACACTCGCGCGAACTCCTCCAAGTCGTCATCCAGAATCCGCGCCAGAATGTAAAGCGTCCGCACCAGGTCCTCCGTCGTCTCGAAATCGATCTTGAGATGGCCTCGCGCCAGGCGCAGCGCGTCGGGCACCCCGGCCAGGCTGACGGGTGTTCGATCCCGGCGCACCATGCTGCGGACCGAGCGGCGAGATGGCGCTTTCTTCTCTGCCCTTAGCCGGCGCATCAAGGTAGTTACGTCGTCGGTCTCGGAGATGCGGTCCAGAAACGCCAACAAACCCTCGCGCTCCGCCAAGTAGCCGCTATTCACGCGCAGGGTGGGTACCACTTCCATCAACCGCGACGCCGCGCCCTGCTGGATCTGAAACAGAACCTCCAACTCGCTCCGGGTGTAGTGCGACCGCACCGAGTCGGCCACCGAGCGGCGAATTTCGTGCAGCCTGGGCAGCCATGTAATCGGTCGCGCCATCCTCAAACCCCTTTCCCGAGTGAAGCCTGCGCCCCTTTAAATCTGCGGGGTATTAGCAAAAGCTCTCACCATAACCCTTATAGCCCCTTTTCTGTCTTTGTTGTAATACAAACGCATTACAATTGTCGGTGTTACGTGTGTAAGTTTTCTTTTGTCCGAAAACGTACACACTTATGCACTACAAATGTATGACGCTGGCGGCTATCGTCTCCCTTATGCCCATTATTCTCGCCATCGCAAACCAGAAAGGCGGCTGCGGAAAGACCACAACCGCAATGAACCTCGCGGGTGGTCTCGCGCGCGCCAAGTATTCCGTCCTGGTCGTCGACGCCGATCCGCAAGCCAGTTCGACCGTGTGGAGTCTCGCGCAAGGGCAGGGAAGCCTCCCGTTCGAGGTCAGGCCGGCGCGCCAATTCAAATGGCGCTTCTCGGCGCTGGAGGGTGCCGAGGAGGAGCTGGTACTGGTCGACTGTCCTCCTGGCATCACCGAACAGGACGAGGCCGCCAAGTTCACGCGCGCGGTGCTGCATGGTGCCGATGGAATCCTGGTCCCGCTCAGGCCGTCGACTCTCGACTTCTCGGCGGCGGCTACCTTCGTGCGCTACCTGCGGCAAGAGAAAGCACCCGAAACCAAGGTGGCCGTGCTCGTCAACGCGCGCAAGAATACCGTTCTCGGTCGACAGGCGCAGGAGACGGCGGCGGTTATCTTTGCGCCGATCGACACGGCGCTCGTGCTCAAAACCACCATCGGAGACCGCGCACCCATCACGGAAGTCTCGGGTTCCGGCAAAACCATCTTCGACTATGCCCCCAGCCATGCAGCGGCCAAGGAGTACGTCGAGCTAACCAAGGAGATACTGCAATGGCTCACAAACGCGCCCAGCTCGCCGGCTACGCCCTCGAAGACCTACACACACACATTGACCCCATCCGAGACCGCAAATCGCCTGTAGAGCCTCCTAGTGAGATCCCCGACACTCTTCCTGAGCCTTCGACGAAGCTCCGCACCTTCCGCGCCAACCCGTTGCCTGTCGAGCAACCGTTTCCCTCTGTGGCGAAGGCGTCGGCGAAGGACCGCCTCGTGTCGTACTCGGTGCGGCTGCGGCTAAGTCAGATCGAGCGCCTGGAGGAGTTGAAGGCCGAGCGCGGCATTGTGCCAAGTGAACTGTTGCGCGACTTCATCGACCGCTGTCTGCCGCAAGTCTAAAAAATGGGGTACTCCGAAGAGTACCCCTAGCTTCACTTCGCAATTCCTCTCAGGCGCACTGAGAGATTTTATGGAACCCCTTTTGCTTCGCGCTCCAGCCGGGACGCGCGCAGCTCGTTCCGAATGTCATGCATCGTCAGCAGCAGGTCGCAGACGAACAAGATGGCGATGAAACACCCGACCCCCTTGAGTACGTCGCTGACGATCAGCATCAGCCAAGGTCCACCTTTACGCGCGGCGCGATGGCCGGCTTGCTGACGTGAATCTCCAGGCCGCCGCCCTTGGCGGGATAACCAACCTTGAGTCCTGGGTGGGCGAGCTTCACCTTTCGCATCGCGGACTTGATTTTTTTCTTGAGATCGTGCAGGTCGCCGTAGTCGCAGCCGAGCTGCTGGCCGAGCATCTTCCAACTTAGAAAATGTTTATCCCTGCCGCGCTGTTTCAGGTTCGCGCCGATGTAGTTGCAGAACAAATATAAATCCAGTGCTAGCGGAGATTTTCGTAGTACCGAGATGGCCCGCATATCGAATGGAATGGCGCTTTCCATGATGGCCGCAAAGAAGGTGGGGCTGAGGTCGATATAGCTTGCGAACATGGCTCGTTTTCCGGGAGTCCACCATCCGATTTGGCTCTCCTCGACGATCGGTTGCTGCCGCATATATTCCGTCTCAGCGCGTTGTAGCTTTTCTCCATCCCAGGCGGTGTCCTGGTATCTGGTTCGATAGCTGATGTGCGACCCGATGAGACGTGCGAACTGCTCTTTAACCCGCGCGGTGTCGCTCCGTTTTCCGCCTTTCGATGTGTCCAGCCCCAGCTCATGCGAAAAGTCCGCCATGCGGCCTCCCAGATGCAGCCGACGAACCCCTGTTCGCTTCGCTTCTGTCACCATCCAGATGAGGATCAGGCGCGGCAAAATGCCGTAGGGATACCCCATCTGGCAATCGTTGCGGTCGTCCCATCCGGGCTGGATGACAAGTGTGTAAGCGCCGTTCTTACGCTTCCACACCGGCACCTTGCCGGGGTCTTTGTGAGGGAGTGTGCATTGCACCAAAAAGCGCGCGAGAAAGGCCGTTTCTCCCAGCGGATCGCCTTGGATTTGTTCGATCCCTTGAATCAGTTTTAGCGCCGCCTTTGATGCGTCGTTGGCGGCTGCGGCGGTCCCTATTTCTTTTAGGCCCGTTGATTCTGCTACCTCTGCGATGGAATTGGGGAGATCGTTCATAAGTCCTTATCGGCTGCCATCTTACCTGCAAGCCTCACATGCCACCTTACATTATTTCTTCATTTTGTCTAGGGATTTCACTACAACCTTTGTTGTACATGTATCTACCCCAGGGCGCAGAGAAAGCGAACGGTTTTCCATGGGTGCAACGGTACCCCCGTCCATCACATTACCCTTGATTGGAGAGGGTGTTTACATCACTTCCTCTTTTCAGGTCTTCGCTTTTTCGTCACCACTACCAGACTCTTTCATCCAATCAAACTATTTTTCCACCGAGCGGTGTGTATCGCAAAAGTTTTCCACGCTGAAACGGTCCCCCCCCCCTCAAGCGCATAAAAAGCGAACAGTTATCGACCGCTGAAACGGTCCCCCCCCCTTCAACCATCTCCTTTATTGAAAGGGGTATTTACATCATTCCTTAATTTTTAATATTCGCTTTTTCATTGCCCTATATTGAATTATTTGTATTTCTTATGACCGCTGAAACGGTCCCCCCCTCGACCGCTGAAACGGTCCCCCCCAAATACCATGTAGTTAAGGCATGTAGTTAAGTACCATGTAGTAAGGCGGGGCAGCATTTCTGTGGAAAATGTGCAAAACCCCTTCCCGATCCCCTCTGCACCCTCCAGGCGATTCGAGACCCTTTCCCCTGCGTTTCCCTCCGTACAACTCATCATCCCCTTGGAACATGGTTCCACAGCGTATATGTAAGCCTCCATAGAGTCTTGTTGCCGACCCTAACGGAGCTGCAAAAAGCGCTCTCAAGTGCCAGCGAGTGGGCGATCCAGGGGGAGAGAGGGTGCTGGTGGTAAAACGTTGTTCTACAACCACATACAAACAGCGAATAAAGAACAACAACAAGCAATCAAATAAAGAAATAGACAAAACAATGAAAAAAAGCTTAGCCTAAATACTGATTCACGAAACACTTCCTGCAAGCGACATTCTCAGAGCTTTCAGTATTTAGGCTAAGCTTTTTTTCATTGTTTTGTCTATTTCTTTATTTGAT